CTTCGGCACTTTTTTCGGACTGTTCCCGAAAGGGCTGCAGAAAACACTGAAATTCAAGGCGGGGCTTGATGTATCCCTTGCCGAATGCGAGAGCATCATCACAAATCTGAAAATCGGCTACCCTCGTCTGCAACGCTGGCAGGAGGAAGTAAAAAAGCGAGCCGGATTCCGCAAATACACGGAGACTTGGCTCGGTCGACGCAGGAATTTAACCGATATATCATCTCCCAACTGGGCAAAGAAATCGTTCGCCGAGCGTGTTGCCATGAATACACCGATCCAAGGCACGGCGGCGGATATTCTGAAACTCTCTATGGGTAGGATTGTCCGAGGCTTGCCGGAACGATCGTGGCTGCTGCCATTACTCCAGATTCATGATGAATTGGTGTTTGAAATCCCGGAAGAAAAACTCTCTGAGGCTGTGAAATATATAAAAAGCTGTATGGAGGAGAAGCCTTTCGAGGAGTTTCCTATCCCGATCATAGCCGAAGCCGCCGCAGGGCATCGCTTTGGCGAAATGCATGAAATGGAGACCTGAGCCTATGGAGCATAAATACAAGTGGGAGCCACTGGACATTTCGTTTGAAGAGTTCCTCATGAACTTTTATGAAGCCGACGATCATATCTGGTTTCAAATTCTTGATGACCGCTCGAAAACACCAGACCATCCGCCGTTTAAAGGCGCAAAGGTTGAGGGCATCTCCGGCAAGCTGGAGAAAAATGAAACGCTGCTGCGGAAGCACAATGCAGAGAATCGCGGCATCTTCTTTTTCGTGAACTCCGGCGGCAGCGAGCAAGCGGATATCAATCGCATTAACGCGCATTTCATGGAAATCGATGATGTATCTTTCGAAGAGCAGATTGAGCGCATCGAAAAATTCGACTTAGAGCCGTCGCTGATCGTGAAAACGCAGAAATCCTTTCATGTCTACTGGCTGACAAAACCCGGCGCAAAAGTGGAGAATTTCCGCTACATACAGCGGCAGCTGGTGGCATATTTCGGCGCGGATGCTCAGAATATCAACGCAAACCGTGTACTGCGTGTACCGGGTTTTTACCATTGCAAGAAAGAGCCTGTGATGGTGCAGTGTGTGAAATACAACCCGGAACTGCGCTATACGCAGGAAGAACTGTCCGCTCATTTGCCGGATGCCGAGCCGGAGCCGGAAACAAAGGTAAACGGCGAGCCGATAAAGGACAGAGGCACTCAGAAAGGCTTTGCACTTGTCGGCGCGCGGTGTAATTTCATTCAGCACTGCAGAAAAAATGCCGCAACGCTCTCGGAGCCGGACTGGTACGCGATGATTTCACAGCTGGCTGTTTTTGAGGGCGGCATCGAGGCAATTCATGCCCTTTCCAAGCCCTATCCGAAATATTCCGAAGCCGCGACCAACGCCAAAATCGCGCACTTCTTCTCGTCCGGCTCAAACCCGCAAACCTGCGCCAGAATCTGCGATCACAATGGTTTTGACTGCCCGAAGTACCGCGATAAATCCTGTAAGGTAAAATCCCCGGTCGTGTTGTCGTACTATCCGGCTGATGCTGCCGAGCTTGTCAAATTCCTCAAAATAGCGGCGTTCAAATCCAAGGGCGATGCCGCGCTGGATATCGAAACCGCGCACAAATTCATTGATATGTATATGTTTAACATCACTCCGGCAAAAGCCGAGGTGTTTATTAATCACAACATCAAAGACCGTTACAAATTCAGCGCGAAGGATGTCAAGCCGCTCATCGGCTTCCAAAAACAGCTTTATTCCGCCTTTTCATCACAGGCGGAAGCGCGGAAAATCCGGCAGCAGGACAATGTGGCGGAATGGTATGATACAACCAGCCGGGGCACGCTCCGATATATGCCCGGCGTTCACGCCGACCATCTTGCCGAAAAAGTGAACGCCATTTATGTCGGCAACGACTGGTACTTTTATGAGGACGGCTATTATGCCCAAAAGAGCGTCAGGCGGGCGCAGAAGTACATCCGCTCGGAAATGATCAGCCGCTACGCGACGAAAAATGATATTCAGGACACCGAATTCCAGTGGGGGCTTCTCATCGACAAATA